AAGAAACCGGCCTGTTTAAGCAAATCACGCTGACATTCAACCCGTGGAACGAAAAGCATTGGATCAGGAAACGCTTCTTCGGGGAGAGCACCGGCAAGGATGCCCAAGGGAACCCCACATACAAGTTCCATGATAGCTGGATCAGCCCGGATGGGCAGATTTACGCCACAACCACCAATTACCTGTGTAATGAATGGCTGGACACGGCGGATTTGAAGGTGTTCAACACCATGAAGGAAAACAACCCCCGCCGCTACAAGGTGGCTGGCCTTGGGGGTTGGGGCATTGTGGATGGCCTGATTTTCGATAATTGGCGGGAAGAAGCCTTTGATTATCTGGCTGTTTCCAAGAAGCCTGATGTGAAAAGCGCCTTCGGCCTTGACTTCGGTTATACCAACGATCCCACGGCCCTGTTCTGTGGGCTGGTGAGTGAGAAGGAAAGAACCATTTGGGTTTTTGATGAACTGTATGAAAAGGCCCTGACGAACCGGGCAATCTGTGACCGGATCACGGGCATGGGCTACGGCAAGGAACGGATCAAGGCCGATTGTGCCGAACCCAAGAGCATTGATGAATTGCGGGATGCTGGCCTTCATCGTATCAGAGCCGCCCGGAAGGGCAAGGACAGCGTGAACAACGGAATCCAGTACATTCAGGGTTATACCATCATTGTTCACCCCCGATGCGTGAACTTCATCACAGAGATTTCAAACTACACATGGGCAGAAGATAAGTTCGGGGCCAAGATCAATGTTCCCATTGACGATTTCAACCACCTTATGGACGCTATGCGTTACGGGCTGGAAGATATGTTGGTTGGCCCCGCCTTCAGCTTCGACTAATAACATGATAGTAACAAAACACACGAAAAACGCACGGTTTCCGTGTGTTTGCGTTTATTAAGCAATGAAGAAAGGCGGTGAAAGTCCGTGTTTGAACAGAAGTACATTCTGAACAAGATTGAACAATGGGCTGAACGCCTTCCATATAAAACCTTGAAGATTGAAGTGGAACTTCCCAATCAGTCTTTGGTTTTAGAGAAAACCCGAAACAGG